ATCCGGAAAAGACTTGTCGAATTTCTCAATTGACTTCGTCAAACTATCGTCTGACCTTGCTTCATTTAATAACACATCACCCGAGCAGGCAATCAATGCAATTGGCGCTGCCCTTCGCGGCGAAGCCGAACCGCTGCGCGCTTATGGCGTTTTACTTGATGACGCTTCATTGCGTCAAGCCGCGCTTGAATTGGGAATTGTTAGCACAACCAAAAACGCGCTGACACCGCAGCAAAAGGTTTTGGCGGCTCAAAAACTTATCTTTGAACAAACAGGCGCTGCGCAGGGCGATTTTGCCCGTACTTCTGACGGCCTAGCCAACCGCACAAGAATTCTGACGGCACAGTTGGAAAACGCCAAAGTTGCAATCGGTGACGCATTGCTTCCAATCGTGCTTGAAATGGCAACCTTCATTTCTGAAAAAGTTATTCCAATCATTCAGCAATTCAGTGAGTCATTCAGCGACAAGCAAGGTGCATTGGGCGGCACAATCCGCAACGTTGCAAACGTGATCCAATCACTTGCCGTCCCAATCTTTGAAGGCATGAAATCGGCATTTGATAAAATCAAAAAAACCATTGTTGAAAACAAAGACGAATTTCAAGCCTTCTTTGATTTGTTAAAGGCTGCCGCACCAATTATCGGCAAGGTTGTCGGCACGGCTTTCAGCATTATTGGAGACGTTGCAAGCGTTGTTTTGAATGTCATGGGAACAGTGGTCACGGCGCTGAAGGGTTTGATTAACACCGCAATTGATTTGGTCAACATTGGAATTCGCGGCATCAACTTATTCAAACCCGGCGCTGACATTTCTTATGTTTCAAAAATAGGCGCAACCGGTGGTTCAACGGCTACGGCTGGAATTTCCGTTCCGGCTGCGTCATTGCCTAGCGGTTTCAAGCCTTCGACAACAACAACCACAACCGGCGGCACGACCGGCGGTGGAGTAACAGGCGGCTCAACGGGCGGCACAAGCATTTCAAGCGTTGCAGCGTCTGCGGCTAAGGCTGCGTCTGCATCAAACAACATTGTGACCAATTCATTCAATGCTGGCCGCTTCCGAGAGGCTGAAGCCGCTTCAATGCCAACAGTTATCAATTTGACCGTGACCGGCGCATTTGAACCTGAAGGCACTGCCCGCACAATCGTGGACACGTTAAACAATTCCTATTACCGCGGCACAGGTGGCGCAACTAACCTGCAAATCGCATGACGCAATGGTCACCGATTTGGCGCGTTGAAATTGACGGCACTTCTTATACAAACGCAATTTTGGCAAACCTGACAATTCGTTCAGGCCGTACCAACATTTATGAGCAGGCGCAGGCTGGTTATTGTGCAATTGAAATCATTGACCTAAATCAGTCAACAATTCCCGTTTCGGTCAATAGCAACATTTCAATTGAAATTCAAGACACTTCCGGCACATACGTTCCAATTTTCGGCGGAAGCGTTGTTGACATTGCCATTGAGGTTCGCGACGTAGGTTCGACGGCCTTTACTCAGACTTATTCGATCACGGCGCTTGGCGCGTTGTCGCGTCTTCAAAAGGCTTTGACAAATGGCGTGCTTTCAAAAGATTTTGACGGCGATCAAATTTTGTCATTGTTGACTGATTTGCTGGTCAATAGTTGGAACGAAGTACCCGCCGCGCTTCAATGGCAAAATTATGACCCAACAGTTACATGGGCAACGGCTGAAAACACTGGGTTGGGCACAATTGACACACCGGGCGAATACGAGTTGACCGCACGGTCATCATCACGGGCAACCGTTTATTCACTGGTTTCAGCATTGGCAACGTCAGGGCTTGGTTACATTTACGAAGACGCCTACGGCCGCATTTCTTATGCTGACGCCACACACCGCAGCCAATACCTATCAGACAACGGTTATGTTGACCTCACGGCCAATCAGGCACGTGCGGCCGGTTTGCGGGTTGAAACACGTGCCGGAGACGTCCGCAACCAAATAACGATCAAATACAAAAACGGTCAAGAAGTCAGTGCAAGCGACTCAGTTTCAATCGGGTCTTATGGCAATCTTGGTCAAATCATTAACACAACTCTTGAAAACACCGTGGACGCTGAGTATCAGGCCGATTTTTATTTGGCGCTGAGAAAAGACCCACAGGCCATTTTTAAGGAAATCACTTACGACTTGACCAACCCTGAAATTGACGACGCAGACCGCGACAATTTGTTGAACATTTTCATGGGGCTTCCGGTGGCGATCAATGACCTACCGGCAAACATGGGATCAATTTTTCAGGGCTTTGTCGAAGGTTGGTCGTTCCGGGCTGGGTACAACACCCTTTCAATTTCATTTACAGTTTCCCCAACGGCTTACTCATTGCAGGCATTGCAGTGGGACGAAATTTCCAACACATTTACATGGTCGGGCGTGTCGCCAACGCTTGACTGGGCACGTGCAACAATTGTCACCTAAGAAGGAGAACAACCTATGACCAACCCGACGTCGAATTTCAACTGGCAAATGCCAACGGCGAGTGACCTTGTCACGGATTTGCCGGCAGATTTTGAAACATTTGGACAAGCCGTTGACACAACACTGGCAGACCTTAAAGGCGGCACGACAGGTCAGGTTTTGTCTAAGGCATCAAACACCGACATGGACTTCACATGGGTTGCAGCGGACGACACAAATGCGATCCAAAATGCAATTGTTGACGCAAAAGGCGATTTGATCGCAGCAAGCGCAGCCGATACACCTGCACGCCTAGCCGTAGGCAACAATGGCGAGACACTCGTAGCAGATAGTTCCACTTCAACAGGCTTGCGCTATCAAGCGCCAGTCAATGCCAATCCGGTAATTAACTCAGCCTTTCAAGTGTGGCAACGCGGAACGTCAATTTCAGTCGGTGCAGCATCTAACGCATACACCGCAGACCGCTGGCAGTTATTTACTCAGTCAGGTCAAGCCTCAACAGTTTCGCGCCAAGTAACTAACGATACGACAAATTTACCTAACATCCAATACTGCGCAAGAGTTCAGCGCAACAGTGGACAAACAGGCACAGGTCAAATGAGTTTTATCCAAGGTATGGAAACAATCAACTCAATTCCATACGCTGGCAAAACTGTAACGCTTTCGTTTTATGCCCGCGCTGGTGCTAACTATTCACCAACATCTAGCGCGTTTAACTTTATGATTTACACAGGCACAGGCACAGACCAGTTTCCAACTTCTTATACAGGCGGCGCAACGGCTGCAAATGCCTCAGTTACTTTAACAACGACTTGGCAGCGTTTTACAGTCACAGGAACAGTCGCAACAACTGCAACTGAAATTGGGCTTTATGCTTATTGGTCTGCAACTGGTACGGCTGGGGCTAATGATTATGTAGAAATTACAGGCGTTCAGTTAGAAGTCGGGTCAGTAGCCACACCATTTAAGACCTATGCAGCAACAATCCAAGGAGAATTAGCCGCTTGCCAGAGGTATTACTGGAGATCAACTGCTGCTGAAATCTACTCACCTTATGGACAAGGTTATGCAATTTCAACAACCAATGGTCAAATGTATGTTCAAATGCCTGTTCAAATGCGAGTCAGACCAACAAGCGTGGATTATGCAAACTTATCTTTAGGAATTGTGGGTGTTGCTGGTTATCCAGTCACATCACTAGTCTTAAATGCGAGTGATGCTGGAACACAAATGGTCACACTCAATTGCACAACAGCGGGAACTTTAACTCAATTCAGACCATACGGATTAAATGCTAATAATACTACCTCGTCCTATGTCGGACTAAATGCGGAGTTGTAAAATGGAAAACGTAACTTTTATTGAAATTGAAAATCGTGATGAAGTAGAAACTCACGCGATTATTGACCACGGCAACGATCAATTTACTTCAATGCCTAAAGCAGAATACGATCGCCAGCAAGCGGAACAATCCACACCAATGGTTGCGGGTGACGAATGAGTTACCCTGACGGCACTGCACCACGTTTGATCGAAGTTGCCAAAGCCGAAATCGGGACGATTGAAGAAGGCGACAATCTGACAAAGTACGGCAAATTTACAAAGGCCGACGGGTTGCCGTGGTGCGGATCATTTGTGAATTGGTGTGCGGCGCAGGCCGGCGTCAAAATTCATTCAGTGGTTAGCACCGCAGCCGGCGCACATAAGTTCAAGGAAATGGCACGTTGGTCAGATACACCGCAGTTGGGGCATTTGGCGTTTATGGACTTTCCACATGACGGCATTGACCGCATTTCACACATTGGAATTGTTGTTGGCCTGATCAATGACAAGCAATGCGTCACCATTGAAGGCAACACGTCCGGGACAGGCGATCAACGCAACGGTGGCATGGTCATGGTCAAGGTTCGAAACATTGGTAAGGAAATTGTCGGCTTTGGAATTCCAAAGTTTGTTCCGTACAAGGGAGAATTTCCACATGTTGAATTCCACCCTTCAGCCGAAAAACCAAAAAAGGAGAAAACCAAATGGACAAAGCCAAAGCCTTGATCGCTTCATGGGCGCGCTCATTTATGGCCGCAGCGTTGGCGCTTTACATGGCAGGTGAGCAAGACCCAAAGACACTCGCAATGGCAGGTGTCGCAGCGGTTGCACCGGTCATTTTGCGTTGGCTCAACCCCAACGATAAGAGTTTCGGGTTAACGGGGAAATAGCCCGGAAGATCACGGCGGCATGGTTGATTTGGGCACTTGCATCAACCATGACCGCTTGTGGTTATCAGGGTTGGACGCGCTATGAATGCCAAGAATACGCAAACTGGGAAAACCCGGAATGTACGAAACCGCAATGTCTCGCTTTGGGAACATGCGTTGACGACATCTTTGGAAAGGTCTTACCACAAGCCGTCCCGTCGCCGTAGTCCGGAAGAAATTCACGCGCAACTTATTTTGATCATTGGCACGACATTGGCAATGGTGTTTCTTATTGTCACAATTGGCATCACTTACGCGCTGATTTTTGTCACGCAGCCAATCGGCGCACAAGCGCCCAACGACGCGGCCTTTATTGATTTGTTGAAGACTTTGGCCATTTTCTTGACGGGCTCACTTGGTGGTGTACTTGCAGGCAACGGCTTAAAGTCAAAGCCTAAGCCGGGCGACACGCCCGCAGACACGCCCAAAGGTTGACTTTGGGGAATTGATCCGTCACCCTGAGTTTAGGTGGTAGTCGTTACCGCCTAGAAATCGGGAGAATTTCAAATGGTTGTTGACCTACTTGACGCCGAAACATTAGGGCGTTTGATCGGCTTAATCACACTCATGGTCATGGCAGGCGCTGCAGGCTATGCAAAAGGTTTTAAAGAAGGGAAGCGCGAAGGCATGGCGCGACGCAAAGCGCTTAGACGACACATTGCAAACGGTAAGCCTTCGATAATTGCGCTGCCGTCTGACATCAAAGAGGTGAAGTAATGAAGGAAATTGCTGCAGCATTTGTCAAGGCTCAACGAAATTTTGCACCGGCTTTGAAGAAAGCGGATAACCCTTATTTTGGCTCAAAATACGCCGATCTAGCCGCCTGCATTGAAGCCGTCATTGACGCGCTACATGACAACGGAATTGCATTAATGCAGCACACCGCTGAGACTGAAAAAGGCGTCATTGTGCAAACAGTGTTCTTGCATGAGTCGGGAGAATTCATGGAAGCCGGACGCATTTTTGTTCCGGCAGCACAAAACAACCCACAAGCGTTCGGATCGGCTTTGACCTATGCCCGCCGTTATTCACTCATGAGCGCCTGCGGAATTGCACCGGAAGACGACGACGGCAACGCCGCTTTGAGACCACAAGCGCCAAAGGTCTTGAAGCCTGAAGAAACATACGATTATTGGACAACAAAACATGGGGACGTTCCGAGTTACGCGACGTCAGGAGAAGCCGAAATGGCCGGCACGCCGTCATTTGGGTCGTCTGCAGATCAAGCCGGTGACAATGGGCTAAAAGAAGTTCCTAATTGCAAGCATGGCGCAATGGCATGGAAGACAGGCAAGAAGAAAACAGGCGGTGACTGGTACGCCTACCAATGCACTTACGCCTATTCGCCCGGCGGCGGTGAAGCGCGTTGCAACGCTATTTGGTATGTGTTAAGCGCTGACGGCAAATTTAGATTACAGGATTAAAAATGAGCGATTACATTGAATTGATCAACCCGCAAACGAAGACATGCAAGTTGCTAAAAAACGGTGAAATTATTGCCGAATACAAAATGGAACAGTGTGACAAATGTTCAATGCTTACGAAAGTTGACGAATTTGGATACCAAAGGGGTCAGGGTGGCGAAAAGTTGCTTTGGCTTTGTGGGGGTTGCCGGTGAAAATTACAATGCCACGCGCACAAGAAATGATTTGCATAAAGGCCGCGATCCAATTCATTGAAGACGGTGACGAAACGCTAGACACTGCACGGCGTTACAACACATCACTGACATTTTATGAACGGGTTGCTGAGTTGGCAGAAACCATTGCAAGTGAATGGGTCGTCGCCCGGTGCTTAGACGTACCGTACGACCCTTATCTTCCAAAAATGAAGAAACAGGCAGACGTGGGAAATGCCATTGAGGTCAAATGGACGTCGCACATGGAAGGCTCATTGATCATTCACGAATACGACCGTCCACAAGACATTGGCGTTTTGGTTGTGGGCAAGTCACCGCATTACTTCATCAAAGGCTGGATACCGGTCACAATGGCTCAAAAGCCGCGTTACCGCCATTCAAGTCAACCAAACTGGTGGGTCAGCCAAATAAACCTTCAGCCGATCGAGAATTTGAGGAGAAGTACCTATGGAACAACTGCAATTTGAGTGTCGCAAATGCAAAAAAGTAACGCGTCAAATCATCATGAAAATTACGGACAACTTGCCGCCCGGTGTGGAAGCGATCCAATGCACCAAATGCGAGTGCATGACCATTGCACAGATCGGGACTTCAAATGCCAATCTATGAGTTTAGATGCACGGTGTGCCAAATCAGTGTTGAGGTGGATAAGTCAATCCATGAAGAACGACAACCGATTTGTTGCGGACAAAACATGAGTCGGGTGTACTCAACCTTTGGCATTTCGTTCAAGGGTACGGGTTGGGGTCATCAATGAGTTATGAACAGAAGTTATCCACAGGGTGCAAAAGGTTGTGGGACACGCCCAATGCTATGCTCAAAGTTATGCACTCATTGACAAGCGTGTTACGATTTCTTCGCGAGAAGCGAACCGCCTACGCGGTTAGTTCGCTGAAGCGCAGAAAGCGTCTTGGGGCGAGTATTGCCATTTTGGCGGTTACTTCGACAATGGCGATACATGAAGCCAATGCAGCCAATTACTCAATAGATCATTTAAAACTTTATGCTCATTCAAGATTATTGGACTATAAAGAGTTTCAATGTTTCAATAAGATAATTACAAAAGAAAGTCGTTGGTCATACACTGCCCGGAACGGGTCACACTGGGGACTGGGACAGATGAAGTCGAAGCATTATGGAACACTTGATCCATTCAGACAGATAGACGCATCAATCAAATACATAACAAATCGTTATCAAACACCATGCAAGGCATGGGCATTTCATCAAAAGAATAATTGGTTCTGATTATGTCATCATTAAAGAGCAATGGCTCAACATCACAATGGAAGAAGATCGCTCAACGTATTCGTGAGCGTGACCAGTTCACATGTCAGATTTGTGGAAGATACGGCAATTCGATCGATCACATAATTCCACGCAGTGCCGGGGGTGGGGACGAAGAATGGAACTTGCAATGTCTATGCACACCGTGCAACAGTGCCAAAGGGGGCAGAAACGTCATAAATGAGCCAATAGACACAAAGGGTGGGTTTTTTAATGGGGCGAAGCCACCCCTGACTCTCTCTTGGATAAGACCCCCCCAAAACGACTCAAAGAGCCACGAAAATGAGTAAGAAGGTCACAGAAGGTCACGTCCTGACTGGAAAAGGCTCAGAAAGCCTCACACAGGTTTTGGGTAGAGACACAGAAGGCATTTATGGCATTTCAACGCCTAGAATTCACACACCGCTGAACGATCTGCCCTCAAAAGGGTTTGAATTGATAGATTTGGCCGCTGACATTGGCATTGAGTTGATGCCGTGGCAAAAATTCGCCCTTGAACACACCCACAAGGTAAAGCCGGACGGCCGCTGGGCGACCCCTGTGAACTGCGTCATAGTTAGCAGGCAGAATGGCAAAAGTTTTCTTCAGCAAATTAGAATTCTTGGTGGGTTGTTTCTTTGGGACGAACCGCTTCAGATCGGGTCGGCTCACCGGTTGGCCACAAGCCTTGAACAGTTCCGGCAACTGGTTTCGATCATTGAAGGATCGGACATGCTGGCAAAACAGGTCAAGCGTATCCGTTGGGCGCATGGCGCTGAAGAAATTGAGACACTCAAAGGCACACGGTTTATTGTAAAGGCAGGCGGATCGGCTGCCCGTGGTGTTTCCCGTCCGTCAACGATCCATTTGGACGAATTGCGTGAAATGACTGACATGGAGAGTTTCGCGTCATTGCGATACACGCTTATGGCTGCACCGAACCCGCTTGTGATGTCGTATAGCAACGCCGGTGATACTTCGAGTCTCGTACTGAATTCTTTTCGTGAGCGCGCGCTTGCCAAAATTGCCGGTGCGGAAGATGAAATTGGTTATTTTGAATGGTCAGCACCAACCGACGAAATCAGCGTCGAAAATGCACGGCATGCCAACCCGGCAATGGGCATCACCATTCACGCGGACAACATACGAAGCGTTTTGAATGATCCGCCCGACGTGGTCATGACTGAAGTTTTGTGCCGTTGGGTCGTGGCGATCAACTCAGCCGTGGACGCGGCCAGTTGGGGGAATTGTCTTGACAAGTCTTACGACCTTGACACGGACAAGCAAACATGGCTGGCCATTGATCTTTCACCGGATAGAAAACACGCGTCATTGGTTGCCGCCCAAAAATTAGGTGACGAACAATTTGTGGTCAAGTTGCTGCACACATGGGCAAATGACCTTCAACTAGATGATAAGGCTATTGCAAACGATTTGGCCGACTATGCGCGAAAGTACCCGACGGAATACGTCCTTTATTCACGGCGTACGGCTGGGGCGGTCGCTGCCCGTCTTGCACCGGCGGGAATTCCAATTTTCGACATGGACGGCAATTATCCACAGGCATGCGACGAAATGTTGAGCGCGATCAACTCAGGGCGCTTGAAACACCGTGGTCAAAGCCAATTGACGGACGAAGTTTTGGCCGCAGTGCAATTGCGTCGTGGCGACGGGGGTTGGGTCATTGGAAGGCGCGCGTCAAAATCGGTCGTGTGCAGCGCAGTGGCCGTTGCGCTTGTGACGCACTTCGCGACACGCCCAGAGAATGATCTTGACGTCATGGTGGGTTGAGCGTATAAGCCTGACACAATTTACACATGGGTTTTTTTGACTTATTCACACCACCGGTGAAAGCGGCCGTCACCGCTTCGCAGGTGGACGCTGCAAACATTGCGCCATTCTTTGCGCCACAAACTCAAATGATTTTTGGCACTTATGCAAATGCAACCCGTGCGGAAGCAATGACAGTTCCTACAGTTGCCCGTGCTTTGGGAATAATTCAAACAATTTCTTCGTTACCTATGCACACACGCAACGAAGCAACCGGCGAAAAGGTTGCACAACCGCGCGTTATTAATCAACCTGATCCTCGTATTCCCGGAACAACATTTTGGGCGTGGTTATTTTCAGATTTGTTTTTCTTTCCAAATGGGTATGCTCGCGTTATGGAACGGTACGCAGATACCGGAAAAATTCGCGCAATGGAACGAGTCGCACCCGAGCGCGTAACAATTCAAACAAATGCTTTGGGTACTGAAATCACAAATTACATGATCGACGGAACGTACGTTGATCCTCAAACACTTGTGGTTTTCCCGGGAACGCAGGAAGGTTTGCTTTCACGTGCAGGCCGCACAATAAATGCCGCTGCAGCATTAGAACGCGCAGCATTAGATTTTGCACTTGATCCAATTCCACAAATGGTTGTTAAGTCAAACGGAACGTCATTGCCTGCAGATCGTGTTTCAAAATTACTTGCAGCAATTCGCAACCGTGTAAAGAAATCAGTCATCTATTTGAACGCTGATGTTGATCTTTCAACAATTGGTTATGATCCAAAGAATTTACAATTGAACGAAGCGCGCAATTATCTTGCACTTGAAATTTCACGTGCATGCGGTTTGCCTGCGTATTTCACTGACTCACAACAATCATCATTTACTTATTCAAATGCGCTTGATAAGCGTCGCGACCTGGTTGATTTTGCATTTAGAAATTACATGTCAATTGTTGAGCAAAGGTTATCTTTTCCGGATTTTACCCCAGCCGGAAATCGCGTCACTTTCGATCTAGACGACTTCCTACGCGGCAACCCTTACGAGCGCGCGCAGGTTTATGAAATCTTAAATCGTATCGGCGCAATGACAACTGAAGAAATACGCGAGGAAGAAGACATGTTGCTATGAAAAAAGTGATCACACCAATGACCGTTGTTGCGGCAGACTCAAACAGTCGCACAATCACCGGAACAATTGTGACTTTTGAGGAAACTGGAAACGCATCAATCGGTAAGGTGCAGTTTGCAGCAAACTCAATTGAGCCAACACCGGTTTTGTTGAACCTTGAACATGATCGTTCACGCAGAATTGGAAAAACATTAAGCATTGAGTCAACAGACAAAGAAATGGTTGCGACATTTCGTATCGCTGAAACAACTGCAGGCAATGACGCTTTGGTCGAAGCGGCTGAAGGTTTGCGCGACGGGTTCAGCGTAGAAGTTTCATTTGACGAATACGAAGTTTTAAAAGACGGAACAGTGCGCATTTTAAAGGGTGAATTGACCGGGGTCGCTTTGACGTCTGAACCGGCTATTAGATCAGCGCGAGTTTCTGAAGTCGCAGCAACGGAAGAAGAAGAAAAGGTTTCTGACTCAACAACTGAGACAGAAGAAACAACAACAACAGAAGGAGACGAAGTGGAAAACACCGTCAATGACGCTTCAGCCGTAGAGACGGTCGAAGCCGCACAGTCAACAACTGCAGCATCAAAGCCAATCGTGGGTGGATCATTCACCAAGCCACGCATTGAATTAACTGCAGCGAAGTACCTAGAAAACAAAATTCAGGCTGCACTTGGTGACGAGAACGCTCGTCAGTACGTTTTGGCCGCCGATAATTCGACAGACAATGCAGGTTTTGTACCTACACCACAAATGACTTCCGTGATCAACGGTTTGTCAACAATGGTGAGACCGTCCATTGATGCGATCAGCCGTGGGACGCTTCCTGCAGCCGGACTCACATTTGAAATTCCAAAGGTTACAACTGCACCAACTGCAGCGGCAGCCGACGAAGATGCAGCGTTTTCAGAAACTGATCAGGCTGCTTCACACTTATCAGTGACAGTCAAGAAGTTTGCTTCACAGCAAAAATTCAGTGTTGAGTTGCTGCAGCGCACGTCTCCAAATTTCTATGACGAGTTATTGCGCAACATGTATGCAGCCATGGCTAAGGCACAAGATGCCTACGTCAACGCAGCAATCATTGCTGGTGCAACTGCAGACGCAACAACAGTTTCAACTTACCCAACTGCGGCTGAGTTGCTTGGTTTTGTTGCACGTGGTGCGGCAAGCGTTTATGGTGCAACTGCAGGTCTTGCAAATCCATTTGCTAAGAACCTAATTGCGAACACATCACAGTGGTCAAACATCATGTCATTAAATGACTCGGGTCGTCCAATTTACGTTGCATCACAACCTTCAAACGCGGGCGGCGTTGCACGTCCGGACTCACTACGCGGAAACGTTGCAGGTCTTGACCTTTACGTAACTGCAAACACTGCAGCCGGAACAGACACAGACGGTTCATTGATCGTCGTCAACCCAGATGCATACACATGGTATGAAGATCCTGCACAATACATGCTTCGTGCTGAGTCAACTGCAGACGGAAGCGTCACAGTGGGCTTGTATTCATTTGGTGCATGCGCAACAAAGATCGGCGCAGGCGCTTTCAAGATCAATAAGGCGTAATAGCCCAAATTAATCATGCGGCTGCTCTCTCCCGAGGTGGCCGCAGTAGTCGAGAGGAACGGACATGCCAAACATTGTTACCGCGAGTCAATTGCGCACGGTGCTTGGTGTGTCCGTTTCTTTGTATTCTGACAGTTACCTTGAAGAAGTAATAAACACGGCTGAAGCCGTAATTTTGCCAATGTTGGTTGCAAATTCTTCAGCCGTCACCGCTTACAAATTAGAAGACAACGTGGCGACGTTTTACACACAACGCGCGCATCATTTCGTGGCCGGCCAGTCGGTAATCGTTACCGGGCTGCCTGCGCCATTTACCGCAACACATACAGTCACAACAGTTGGCACGGATCGTTTCAGCGCTGCACTCACATCATCAAACGTGACGTTGCGCGACATTATTCCAAACGGTACGGCCACCCTTTCAGGTTATTCAGCCGTTGACATTTATGCTAACAGTGCGCCAATTGAGTCGGCAATCCTTGCCGTGAGCGTAGAAGTTTTCCAATCACGCGTTGCAGCCGGTGGACAGATCGAAGGCGTAGATTTTGCAAGTTCGCCCTACAGAATGGGACGCAGCCTGACAAATCGCGTGTCAACATTATTAATGCCTTATTTGGACGTTGAAACAGTCGTTCAATGACCGCATCATCAATCGCTGACACACGCGCAGCCTTAGCCAACTCATTTTCTGCATTAGCGGCCAACGTCTATGCGTCCGTTCCCGAGTCGCCAATTCCACCGGCGATCGTGGTTGTTCCGGACTCGCCTTATGCCGAAGTTGTGCTTATTGGTAAAGGTTCAGTCAAACTTAAAATTAATTTTGCAATCAGTGCCATTGTTGCTTCAAATAGCAACGCGGGATCACTGGACAACTTAGAAAAACTCATAATCGGAATTCTTGCGGCAATGCCCGCGGGATACGTTGTGGGTCAGATCGAGAAGCCGACCGTCCTAGAAATAGGCGCGTCTCCAATGCTTGTCGCTGACATCAACGTTTCAACGTACTACACACAAACAAACTAAGGGGTAAAACGTGGCAACAACGATCATCACGGGTCGCGATCTAACTTTGACGATCGCTTCCACATCATACGACGCGCAGGCGACCAGCGCGACGCTAGCAAACGCACCAACAATCGAGACTTATCAGACACTTGACGGCAAGGCTTACAAGCACATTGACGATCAGTGGACATTTGACGTTTCAATGCTTGCTGACTGGGGCGCTTCAGGCTCATTGTGCGAAGCACTTTGGACTGCATGCGAGTCTGCACCAAACACAACTTTGGCCGTTTCTTTGACTGCAGTTTCAGGCGCAGTCTTTGCGTTTAACGTGATGCCAGTATTCCCAGCCGTGGGCGGCACTGCACCGGACGCGCAGACAGTTGACTTGTCATTCACAGTTGTTGGAACACCAACAGAGACATTCAGTTAAAAACTACTAATCGGGAGACAAAATGAAACTACCAATCACAATCGAATACAACAACGGCGAGCAGGCGACTTATACGGCTGCACCGCCTGAGTGGGTCAAGTGGGAGAAGTCAACAGGCAACACCATTTCACAGGCTCAGGAAAAGATCGGTTTATCTGACTTGGTCTTCCTTGCTTATCACGCCATGAAGCGCGAAGCGGCAGGGAAGCCAGTCAAACCAATCGAGGCTTGGACTGAAACCATTGCTGAAGTGATAGTTGGTGAGGCAAACCCAAAAGTCACCCAGCCGGAAGCCTAAGCCGGATTATTTGGGAGTTGGCCATTGCGACCAACTTGCCAAAATCTGAGTTTGAAACGGCGGAAGACATTTTGACCGTGATTGAAATACTGGAAGGACGGGCAAATGGCAAGTGACGGCATCACGTACGACAAAGCCGAATTACGTGCCATTACCCGTTCATTCAAAGCAATGGACGAAGAAGCAACAAATCAAGCGAAGAAAATTTCGTCCGAGTTGGCCGATTATGTAAAGTCAAGCGTAATTGACAGGGCTGCAACTCGCGGGATCGCGGCAACTCGCATTGCAACGGGTGCGGTTGTTTCTAAGTCGTCAAAAATCGGTGAAATTTCTTATGGCTTCGCACGGCAAAAGTTTTCCGGCGGCGGTACGACTCAACAACTTTGGGGCGGTAACGAATTCGGTTCAAATACAAAAAAGCAATTTCCTGTGTGGTCGGGGCGTGAAGGTCGCGGCTCACGCGGTTGGTTTATTTATCCAACCCTGCGCGCCATTCAGCCGGAAATCGTCAAACGGTGGGAAAATGCTTTCGTCACCGTTGTGAAGGAGTTTGACTAATGGCCGCAAGTCGTACCCTCAAACTTTCCATTCTCGGAGACGTTGACGGACTCAACAAATCGTTAAAGCAAGCAACGGGCGACGTTGAAACCTTTGGCGACAAAATGGGCAAGGTCGGCAAGGCCGTCGGTGCAGCCTTAGCGGCCGCCGCAGTCGCAGCCGGTGCAATGGCCGTCAAGATCGGCGTGGACGCCGTGAAGGCCGCGTCTGACTTATCAGAAACAATTTCAAAGGTGGGCGTGCTATTTGGCGACACCGCAAAAGACATTGAGAAGTTTGCTTCACAAGCCGCCGGATCACTGGGACAGACAAAGCAACAGGCTTTGGACGCAGCGGCAACAT